GAGCTTGGCACGTTCACGAAAAATAAGTGTGATTTCAGAATAATTCATATTGATTTCCTTTCTATATTTGATAGGAAGATTATATCAAACCAAAGAGCATAAAAGCAATAAAGAAAAAACTGATTCCAGAGAACTAATCAGTGATGCGGGAGGTGAGTAAAGTGGAGAAATACATTGAAGCATTAAAAGGAATTTCCTATTTTGAGTGGATTAAGCTACGAGAAGGTATGGACAATGAATTTAACCGGTTAATCGGTGAATCCAAGAGGAAACTCGAACTCACCGATGTGGAACGTGTGGAAAAGCTATCCGTTCACAATTTGGATAAACATAGGGTTGATTCTCCAATCATTCCCTTTGTAATAAACGTGAACATAATCAAGACCATAAAAGCTATGTTCAAGTTCTTTATCCTTATTGCATGGAGAATAGATGGGAGCCCCCTCTTCCCACCAGAGATACGGTGATTTTCCGTATTCGCTGATTTTGCTGTCGGGGTCATCGTTAAGACATACCCACTCACCAGCAAGGCAAGCATAGACTTTTTTCATATAGTAACCTCCCTTTCATAATTACTCGGCATGTCGGTGCCTGTAATTAAAGTATAGGAGAGGTTGAGGAAAGTTGTAACAAGTACAAACCGTACCACATAACATGAAA